TGCAATCTCTGTTGCTTGTCCAAAGGCAGAGTCTTAGAATACTCAATCATAGTCTTAATCATCTGTTGAGGATCACCTTGACGAATGACATACTCTTGGGAAGCTTGTTGCCATGCTTCTGGAGTAAGAGTACCTTGTGCGGCTTGGCGCTTAAGATTCTCCACAATCTTCTTCTGTGCATCCGTGTGACCACGTTCACGCATCATTTGATTATAAAGCTTCTCACTAGCCAACGCTTCTTTAAGGGATGTACCAGCACCAATCTGTTTAATAAAGGTGTCAGTATCATCACGTTTAAAGTTACGCTCACCACGCTTGTCAATAGAATAACCTTCGTCATCCTGACGTAGACCTGTCTCCACTAAGCCCTTGATAGGGCCACTAGGAGCAACTGCCTTGGCAAACTCTTTAACCGCAAGAGGGTCTTGCTTACTAGCCAGATTCCAAGCAGCTTCTCCTTGACGGAGAATGGCTGAACTGAATGGGGTAATTGCTTCCGCAGCACTGTCAGGAAAGACATTAGCAGCAGACAATCTACCTTGCAAGTTAACCTCAGTAGCAGTAGACAAAGCACCTGACTTCATCCATTCAGGTAAATTCCCCAAAACAGAATCAGCAATAGACTTACGTTCACCGAAATACTTGTTTGTAATGAACTTGTACAGTTCATCAGCTTCCTGATAGAACGGAACACCCTTGATGCCTGCAAACGCCAGCATAGTCAAAGCAGCAGCAGAGCCAGCAGCAATGTTCTTACTGGTAGCAAAGCTAGATAATTGGCTCAACTGAGCGTGTTTAAACGTCTGCAGAGAGCCTGCAAGCTGCCCGACAACCCCAAGACGTTGGTACATCATTGGACGCTCCCTGGGGGCGTAATCCACCATCGAACGCTGGGTAGCATTGTAAGCAATATCGAAGATTTCCTTGTTAGGAAGTCCAGAGTCTTTCATCATTTCTACGAACGTGTAGAACACCCAAGGACGAGTAAGCTGTTCCGGCTTGCTACGGTTGTAGTCCACAATATCATCAAACTTACGACTGTACTTGTTCTGAGTAACCTTGTTCACGTCTTGGTATTCAGAGAACACATCCAGTCCACGCCTACGCGCTTCAATCTGTGCTTCCTTGAACAACGGACTGGAACTACCATCAGTAACATCCTTAACAATGTCAGTCAACGTAGTAGCCAAACTCTTAGTGATGTTAGCACTAGGAAGGTTTAGTTCCTTAGCAACTTTAATCATTTCAGGGAAAGCCATCTGAGGCATCTGGAGAAACTGCACCGCACTGAACATCCAGTTAAAGAAGCCCATTGTCTGTTGACCAAGACGCTTGTTAAGTTGGTTCACAACTTCACGAGGCACCGAAGGGCCAACACCAACAGCTTTAAAAGGAGCATCCAACAGCTTGTTTAGAGCATCACCAACAGCACCTAGATCACGACCAGTCATATTCTTGATGTAAGAATTGACATACTGTTTAGCATTTGGCATACTGTCCAAAGCAGGATTGTCCATCAGACCCTTAATCTCTGTTTCCACAGGGAGGTTCTTATGGGCAAGCACACCTTCTTCCCAATACTCTAGGTATGATTTAATGGCTGCGTTCGTGTTTTCCTTTTGACTGAGCCAAGGCTTATTGCCCTCATTGCCAACAATCCCTTTCTTTTGCATCGAGTGGAACGCTGCTCCGTAAAGAGCATCAGCATTCTCACGCACTGCTTTAGAAATGAGTTCCTGCACCTTAGCAAACTCAGGATCATTCTTAGCCAGCATGGTAAGCACATCGTTCATACCAGAGAACATATCAGCCTTACGGCCATTGCCTCCTAACGAACGACGATCCACATTGCTAAACTTAGCATTAGGGAACTGTGCCTTCATAACCTCTTGTGCTTTCTTCAAAGCATAGGTGCTATCCACAGCAATCACACCAGCAACCTTACCATCAACGGTAATGATCTGTTTATAATCCCCTTTAAACACACCAGGGAAGTGCCCAGGGCGTTCAGCAACAGGTTCCATACCTACAGCAGCACGAGCCTCATTCCAGACCTCTAGCTTCTTCCTATCCATTTCATAGAACTTCTCTACTGCTTGGATAACATTCTCAGACACACGACCTTCAAGTTGTTGACGAGTAAGATAAGTCTGGGTACGGTCACCAAGCTGTAAAGCAGCAACCATATCATTCTTTTCTACTTGACTCATCTTGTTCAGCATGGGGCCAATACCAGTTTCTTTATCAGTAATATACTGACGAGCAAGCAGTTCGGATTCCTGAAACACAGCACGAGTCTTTTCCCGCACAAACTTAATCAGTGGGTTATTAGAATCAATTGCCAAAGCATTGATGCCAGGAGTAACTGACTCACCACGAACAACTTGTGCTTTAGAAAGGTCTTTACTATACTCAGTAGCAGCGATAACCTTTTCAGGAGTATCAATGTTGTTACGATAGCCTTCAATACCAGCCATCTTAGCAGCAATAGCTTTCTTGTTGTCAACAGACAACTGACGACGAGCTTCCAAAACTTCTGGCGCATTTATAGGCAGCATAGCAATCCGCTTCTTCTCAGAAGTAGATTCTGTTGCGTTACCTAAATCAATGGCCCCACGTTGGCTTTTAGGAATATAAGAACCGTCTTGTTTTGCATAATACTCTTGTAAAGCGTCAGCATTTTGCTGCTTAGTTTTACTGAGTATTTTAGGTCCAACAGCCAGTTCTTTTTCTTGGCTAAGAACCAAATTAGGACGCTCGTTAGTTTCCCCCCATCTACGAAGTTCGTCGCGGATAACAACAGGAACTTGCTCAATTCCCATTTGCTGAAATACATCCATCCGATGACGGCCTTCATGACCATAAATAATATCTCGACCGTTATTTTTACCCGTCAAAAGAAAGGGAATATCCCGAAGTCCTTCTTCTGATTTTAGTGCTTCTTTAATGGAAGCATGACGACGGTTAAAATCATCCTCATTAATTACAGTGCGTTTAGTAGCAAGTTTTTTAAACTGCTCAGGGGACATTAAAGCAATAGATGACCTTGATTTAGGATCATTCATATCATCCAAGGCATTTTTCCAAGCACGAGAATTAAATGTTCCTGTAAAGGAATTTAAATAATCTTCTTGGGAAATTGCTCCCGCTTTAAGTTTAGAAAAAGCGTCGGTGATTGCTTCTACGTCAATTGCACCGCGTTGGCTTTGCGGAATACGCATACCTTCTGCTTGCATAACAGCAGCATTAAGTTCACCAGAAGCAGGAAGTTCCCTACCCATTTGCGTTTGTTCAACAGCAGCACGCATAGCAGCCGGGTCCATAGAATCCATTGCTTGCGTCAGTGGGATACCACCTTGCATACCTTGCTCGTTAAACTGACGTTGGCTGTCAAACAGATCAGCAGACTGACCAATAGGATCAATACGCGGAGGTAATTCATCACCCCACAAGTTACGTTGCAGTGGTTGCTCCAGATTAGCCAACTCCATAGACAAGTCTGCCCGAATAGGCATACCATTCTCGTCTACACGCCAATCACCCATGTTAGCACCATAGGGATTAGAAGTTAGCCCTTGTGCATCTTGGTCAAACAATTCATGCTGCTGCATGGCATCAATAGGCTCAGGAACCTGTCTAGGAGCCGTTTCAGGCACGTTACGGGCCAGGGGCTCATTAGTAGGGGCAAAAAGATCACGCTGCCCTGTAGCCCTTGCTTGCATCTCTGCTACAGCTTGTGGGCTAGTAGTAAGATCAAGTTCCATCTGCTCAGGCATTCTCGGAGCTTCTTGCTTAGTAGCACGAATAGCATCTTCAAGATCAGCAAGGCTACGGTTAGGAGGAATCTCCTTAGCTTTAGGCTTAGTCTTACCAGTCATTGCACCACCAGCAGCACCCAGCACAAACTCACTGGCACGACGCTCCATGCTCAGTGGATCATACTGCTTACCCACTTCCTTGTCCTTGACAATAGCTTGTGTAGCAGCATCACTTCCAGCACCAGTAAGAGCATTACCAATACCACCAGTAAGAGCCTTAACAGGCAGAGTCTTGCCCAAGATAGGCAAGAGAGCACTACCCGTAGACAAAGCAGAATCAATGGCACCAGCAGGGCCTGCTTGGCTCAATGGCACACCCTTGTCCATCAAGTCAGTAGCACGTTCAAGACCACTAGCAGGAGCCATAACCATCCCAGGCAATCCTGCAACAGCAGAGATAATGGCACCAGAGACACCCTTTTCTTTACCTTCACCACCAGCCCATTGGTTACGACTTTGCTTACGCTCGGCCAAACCTTGGAACATGGAATCAAGTTTACCATCTTTGTTTTGACCAAAGAGGGTACCGACACCAGCAACACCTAAAGTACCGAGAGTATCGGCCATGTTACCCATGCCAGCAAAGCCTTGGGCAATATCTTCACCTACAGTAGTACGCTCCTTTTTAGCAGGCGCAGCTTTTGTACCATAACCAACCTTAGTAGAGAAGTCTTTGAAGTCCAGATCAGAATAATACTTCTTATGAAAAGCTGTTGCAAACTCTTCATCAGACATATCATTATAATCCGGATACTTCTGCCGAATTTGTTTAAAGTCCATTAACGGATTCCTAGCGGATCAGGTTTATTTTTACTAGCAAGAGGGTTAACAGCAGGAGTAGGCGGCTTGAGAATAGGCACTTGTGCAGTATCCACCTCAGGCTTAGTGCTAATTGGATTTCGATTATATCGAATAGTGTCTGATAAAAGAGCAGCCGCTTCCATATCCCCAGCTTGAATTGCTTGCACTTGAAGTTCTTCTAATTTCTTAATTCGATCCGGGCTTGCTTTCCCTTTAGAACCACGAGCAGCAGTAAGTGCTTTACTAATTTCACCACGAAGTCGAGCAACTCTTTCGGTAGTAGCATTCTTTTCAGAAGCAATAGTTTCTTTACTTTGTAGGCTATCCATAAGTTTCCTCATGGTAGGAGTAGCATTAGTAAGAGCATTACCAAAGTCGTGCATACCAGCAGTAATCGTAGCAGGATCAGAGTTATCCCAATCAGGATTCCAGAAGTCTCCCAATCCTTGCTTAGTCATCATCTCTCGAATACGAGGAATAGATTGTGGGTTATACGCAGCCATTTCAGCAAACTGTTGTAGCAAAGGGCCTGCACGCATAGCCGTCTCGTAGTGTGCTTTCTGTACTTTACCAGCATTCTCAGCAGCCCATGATTCCATCTTTTGGTCATATTGACCAAGAGCTTCATCAGCCTGAATACCAGCTAGCTTACCACGAGCCTGGATGCCTGGAAGTTCTGCATCACGGTTACGATTTTGCCCAGCAAGACTAGCGAGGGTCAACGGACGCTCTTGTTGCTTGTATTGCTCTGCACTCATCATGTCAGAAAGAGTTTGATTATCAAATTGCTGCGCCTGTTCAAACTGACGCATACCGGGGTTAAATGCCCCTACAGGAAGCTCCCACACATCCCCGAGAGTCTTGGGGGTAGCTAACATTGCCATTAATCACCGCTCCCGTAATTACCTTGGGTATACCTATTCATTGGGGTATCCCCACCAAACATATTAGACAGACCACGGAAAGCACCAGACTGATTACCAAGCTGGAGCAAATTACGCAGCATCATTGCTTGAGCATTATTCTGACCGCTATACAGTTGTGACAGAGCACCTGCATTGCCTTGGTTAGCCTTAGCCATAGCAGCCTGGAATTCCACTTCACGCGGACCATATTGGCTACGACGACCACCAGCAGCATCACGCCTAGCCAGTTGTTGGCGCATTTGTTGTGCATAAGGACTGTTCTGACTAAACATACCACTTAGGTTATCAATCTGTGAACGAGCATCCCTACGCTGACGATTGGCTTGATACAGACCAAGCAACGAACCAGCCATATCACCAAGACCAGCACCGCCTTTACCAGCACCACCCAACATACTCTTAAAGAAACCAGTGAGAGGATTACCCCCTTGACCACCCATAGAGTTACCAGGAACATCCATGCCTGTACCAAAAGACTGTTGACCACCAGAGTCAAGGCTGGAACCAAAAAGATTCTGCTGCCAAGGATTATATTCACCATCAGCACCAATATCTACTTCACGGTTAAATGATGCAGGAGCAAATGTTTGTGGTTGCTCTAAGTAACTACCTAGAGATAAGCGGCCATCGCCACCATAAGACATACCGTTATCCATAGAGTTTCCTTCATTCATATAGTTGCCCAGTTCATTACCAGCAAGATTCAAGCCACCAGTAAGGGCAGTACCTTTCATGGCATCACCCACATTGTTTCCAGTAAGTCCAGCACGTAGGCCAGAAGTCAAAGTAGAGTTAAAGAGTTTTCCTAGTCCAGGGCTGTCAATTCCTACTTTACCAGCAGGATTAAGTTGATTTACACCTGCATACAAACCCCCACCAATTGCCCCAGGCACTGCACCTTTAAGTCCTTGTCCATTAATAGCAGAGTTAATGCCCCCTTGAACAGCACCAGAGGCTGCACTTTGAGCATAGCTGGGTAGTCCCGTAGTAAGTGAACTACCACCAGCACTAGCCATACCACCAAAGCCCGCAGCACCCGCTACAGCGGAACCAAGGAAGCCTTTAATAACCATTGGGAATAAAGTCTCAAACAAACTAGGAACTTTAATTTGCTCTTGTTGTTTTGCAAGAGTTTTGTTGCCATTAAGAATCTGGTTCTCATACATAGGCCCTTCCGAACCCATAAAAGCATTGCCAGTAAACTTAGCACTATCTCCACCAATGCTTTGCATCAGGTTAGAATTATAGTCCATGTCATCTTGTGACAATGTAGACCAATTACGATCCCAGTTAGATGCACCATCATTCTCAAGTTCAGCAGAACGGAACTGACCAAAGCCTGCTTTACCTAACATATCGTTTACAGTAGCACCTTGACCACCTGTAAACTGACCCAAGGTAGGATCAAATAGGCTGGCTAAACCACCAGAAAAATCATCTTCACCCATATTGATCCTTTAAGTTGCGGCAACCTGTGCCGTCAAGATACCGTTGGTAAATGTCATACTTCCCTGTGAGCCTAAGCCAGTTAAAGCAGCAGTAGTAATTGTTACTGTAATTCCAGCAGCTACTGCTGCTTGTTGTGCAGAGGTTAGATGGTAATATTGTCCTGCTGTACCACCTTGTAGAGTCTGTAGATCATTGTGGTTACGTGTAGCAATTTGATTAAGGTTAGAACCAGTAAAATCAGTAATCTGACTCCACTTTAGGTTTTGTGCCTCATTGATAGCACGTCTAACTTTTTGATACCAGTCTACCCAGTTGTACGAAGCAAAAGGAGCATCAATTGGAATCGGTGGAATAATATCAGCCATTACAGATCAATAGTTAAGCTAGCACGAATAGTAGAAGTTGCTGCACCAGCAGAGGTAACAATACGAATAGAGATGCTATCATTCTCACTTACTGGAATTAGTCCCGTAGCCGTAGCAGTAAAACCAGCGCCAGAAACTGTTGCCACAATTGCAGTGTCAGTATTGTTAATACGAACAGTCCCAATAAATGTCTGACCAACTCCAGGGGCTACAGTACCAATGATACGAAGGGTGCGTAGGAAGCCATTAGAGGGCACCACAACCTGTACAGAAGCTTCTGCGGCCATTACACCATAACCACCATAAGTAGTAGTGGCAGCAACAAGTCCTGATCCAACAGCATTACAAATAATGGCACTACCAGTATATTTAACTGCTGTACGAGTACCCACAATCGTAAGTGCAGGAGAACTTGCAAAAGTTCCTTGTACCGTAAGCACAGAGAAAATATTATCGTTAGAACTACCAATTTCTCGAAGAGCATACAAGCCACCTGTATTGCCCTCTAGTGTAGTATTAACAAACTTGTTAGAACTAGAATTATTAAGAAGCAGATTAGAAAATCCTGCCGGAGCAAACATAAATTTACAATTTGTAAATACACACTGCACAGTAGATTCCAAACGAACAATATCTTCTAAAGCGTAGTCAAACAAACAATTACTAAACTGCAAGGTATCGCCGTTAGAAGTAATGGCCACCACATTCTTACTGTGGTTATAGATATGACAATCACTAATAATGTGGTTACTTGCACCAGCAGCAAAATAGAAACCATAGTCACACACAAACCGTCCATCACCATAAATCCGGCTAAACAAGCCATCAGCAGATGTACTACTAAAGTTAATAAAAGCAAAGCCAGTATTGGTATCAAACGTAATATCACGACAGATAGTATCATGGTTGTACGTAGTGCCATTACCATTCACAAAAACACCACTACCATCCACAGGCAATTGAATCATTGTTAGGTCATGCGCATGGACATTACTCAGACCCGTAGTATCAATCAGATTACCTGATCCCGGCAGGCTATTCCCATTCAACATCAAGTGGTCAATCTCAAACCGATTAAATCCCACCACGTTAGTGCCAGGATCAGTAAACGAAATAAGATTAAAACTAGTGGCACCAGACATAGAGAACTGGCTTGCTGATCCAGCACCAGTAAGACGAATATCATACCAGTTATATGGAATAATTAGACTAGAAGTAATCTTGTATGTTCCCACTGGAAAATACAAAGTACCTCCAGCAGAACCAATATCATCAATAGCTTCTTGAATTTTTAGCGTAAGATCATATACTTGCGTACGAGCAACTACGTCATCAATTTCTGCTTGGGTAAAATATTTAAAAATAGAAGTAGTGGCACCACCCTTGTAAACAAAATCATTTACATCATTAAGCCATTCCGCTTCAATTACTGTTCCATTTTGGAAAAAAGTATCTGCCATCAGACCCCCATCACATTTACGTCAAGTTCAAGTTTAACCATCCGTAAAGGATAATTATCTTCATATTCAATTCTAATAGATCGGTTTCTAAACCTACCACATCTAGTAATGTATTGAGAAGAACTAAATATATTAATATATCGTGGATCAGTAGAACCACCATCAGCCCAGTCATTATCTGACCATGTAACTTTTACTAGAGATTGTCCGGTGTAGTTATACATATCGCACTGTATAAAAATACGGTGGCAATTCTTCCAGTTAAGTGTATCTGCTGTAATATCTTCTGTTGTATACCTAGTTTTAAAATTCACACCAAAGTCTTGGTAAGCTGTTTGAGACAAGAAACTAATCGTAGCATTATTACTGATTGCAATGTACATAGCACCGTTATACATGGCCCATGCAGCTTCAATCTTTAGGTTAGTGCCATCTGAACCATTCCATTGATACCAGAACTTATCATCAATGTCATATAGCCAAGTAGTTTGATTAGTTACAAATGCGTAAAAGTTCTTACCATCAATCGAGATTGAGTAACCATCTCTACCAAGATACACATTGCCTTTAGCATTCTGTGTAGTGTTAAATACTTGTAAGGAACGATCTACAACTTCATTAGACACTTTTTCAATCTTAAATGAATTAACAGAATACACGGCAAGGTTTTGTTCTGCATCCTGCCCAATAAAATAAGTAGTGTCACTGATTGTTTTTAAACCAGTAACCAAACCAATTGCCCGGTAAGGAGAATCATTACGTGCCAAAGGAGAACCAGTTGCAGTACCAGCATTGTAAAAATACTCAACGCTATTAGCACCAAAAACAATAAGATAGTTCTTTGCTTTAACAGGACGAATAGAATAGTCTGAACTAATCTCAGCAGTAATAAAATCTCCTGCTGTCCAAGTCTCTGGATCATCCACATTAGAATTGTAGAGATCACCTGTACCTGTTTTAATCAGAAACAAATATCCATCAAGGTAAATAGGGTAGGGTTGGTGTGGAGTAGGTAGGTCAGGAGAAGTTACTTGCACCGTAGTAGCAGCAACATAGTCCTCAACCCACAAATCAATTCCATCAGTAAAGCACGTCAGTCTAGTACCATCTGATTTAAGAAAAGAACTAAACCCAACATACCCAACAGAAGTACCTAATGTCTGCACTGTAATAGTAGCAGTGCTTACATCAGGAACTACCTTGTACACTTTATTATTTACAGACCAGTAAAAAGCATTCTGTTCTACATCATAGTACGAACCACGGACTGCGTCAGTTACTACAGCCTTAGATAAACTATAGGTAGAGGCAACTAACCCAGGACGTTTCTTCAATGAGGTTTCTCGTACCTTGTTTTCTTGTGTGACACGAGAGTAGTACATATTAACAATCTGAATGTCTCGTTCAATAGCAAGATTACCAGTACGAAAGTAATCCTGCCCATCAAACATGACAGGCACTGTTTTGTATGTACTAAACTGTGGAGAGTTGCTATAAGCCATGTATTATCGTTTCCAATTCATTGAATCTGGCTGGAAATAAACCGACCCGTCCTCGTCACCATAGCCTTCAGCCATGTTCTCATACATCTCAGCTTCTTTAAGAAGCATCTGGCGATCCTGCAACGGTACTCCATATTCAGGTGCAAGAGTTGCAGCAAGACGATAAATAATTGGCTGAATCCAGTACGAAGGGAAGTCGGGTGTTTCTGATGCAGAAAAGAAACCATCAAACTCTTTCTGGTATGTTACCTTTAAAGTCTTAGTAGAGATAGAACCAGCATCAGGTAAAGGCCAGATGGTCAGCGTTCCGTCTTGGATTTTTGGCTGATAAGTATAATGAACAGGAACACCAGTAGAGTTATTAGGCAGTCTGTTATAATCATACAGACTTTTCTCAATAAGATCATACTGTGTGCCCCCTGTGTTCACTAGAGTTACTTGAGCTACTTTGATTGCATCCGAAATGTTGTATACTTTTGTAGAGGTTAGAGGTACAGGTAACTGCACTCGTTTCCATAGCGGCATACCCTTTGTAGCAAGAAGCATTACAACTGCATTAAGAGCTTGTGTACCAATAGTATATTCAGCAGAAGAAACAGATTGGCCCTCTTGAAGAATACCTAGTTTGCGTAATGCCGAAGCAATAATCTCATTACGAGATTGGTTCCATGTAGTGTTATTTGATGTAGTCATATTATTCCTTGGGGATCAACCTGCCGTCAGGGCTGGGCTTCATGGAACGCTCTTAACGCGGTTGCTGTCTGCGCCATCGCGCCACAGCGAGCCAGAGGCCAAACCAGCCGATGCGGTCGGAATCGCGTTGTCAAGAATGGTGCCGGCTGAGAACTGCATGAGCTGCGTAATTCCAGACGCCGAGCCAAATTCACCGATTAGCCAGTCCCCGGTGTTTCCAAGAAGTACCCAATTTGCATGCGTCCCCCCTGAGTCTGCATAAATCAAGCGGTCGCATTTTTCCGATGCCGATGGGTTGTCCAAATCACACAGGGCAACCTTTAGCCCTGTAAGTGCTTTGCTGGCGCTGATGACAATGGCCCCCACAATCGCGGTGCCAGCCCCAATCTGTTTGAAATTCACCTGGGACATGGTGATGTTTTTCATCACTGCCGCATCAAGTAGGACAGCGATGTTCGTGATGTACCAAGCCCGCATGCAAGACAACTGCACGCCTTTGACGGTGCCTGCACCTTCGATTTGCAGCAAGCGGGCCGCTCCTGCGCAGTAACTATTGACCGCACCAACGCCATCAATAGTCGCGCCCGCTTCGGCAGATAGCCGGATAGCGATGTTTGCCGCGCTCCCGACTACACCGTCAAACTGCGTATCGTTGAATGAAATGTCGCCAGCCGCCGAGCCCGCGCCAGCCGTCAGCCAAAACGAGTTCGCCCCACGGTATATGTCGCAGGAATTGAAAGACCAGCCGCGCGTTTCTGTGGTCCCCGATGCGGCAGACACGATCCGCACGTTGCACGTAGTGCCAAAAGCAGTAATCGGATAGACAAGGTTGCACGCATCGAAGATTGTGTCGCCGTTGAACTTGCCAGCCTCCGCGGACCCGTAGAAGTTCGTCGTGTTGTCAGCCGAGCACCAGAAACCACAGCGGACATACCGAATGTTGCGTGCGTTGATCTGCACCACGTTCACGCTGAACCCGTCCACGTAGACGTTTCTCACCTCGTTGTACTGAACTCCGATGATCTGCTCGCCCGTGTACCCGATCTGCAAACCATAATCTGAGCCAGTTTTTGCGGTCGCTCGCAGAATGGCGAAGTCGGCAACTTCAAGGTCAACGGCGGCGGCGCCCGCAGGCGAGTTGTCGTTTCCGCTGCGAACGGTGAAGCATGGGCCATTGACGGCGCTGAACAGGCGTGAGCCCCCGATGAGTGGCCCAGCGCCATTGATTTTCAGCCGGTTGTTCCATTGCGCATAGGCGGTTATGCCTGTGGCGATGTAATACAGACCCGACAGAATGTCTACCTGCAAGCCAGGCCGCCCGAACAGGTTGGTTGCACTTTGATCCAGCGATGTAAAACAGCGGTTGAACGCTGGGCCGTCATCCGTGCCCGTGCCGCCCGAGTAGTCAGCAACAGCGCCGAACCAGTGTGGTGTTGCGAAGGTCAGCCCGGCCACCGAACCGGCGCCACGGAAAATCCAGTCGGCCGGGTCTGCGTCAATGGTGGCGCGAATGGTCAGAGTTTTTCCACTGTCCACCGTGAAATACGCGCCGCGTTGCAGAGTAACCCGCTTGCCTTTTGCCACCGTCACATCAGTGCCAATGCGGTAGCTGCCGGGCGGCAAATTCAGTTCATTGGTGACTGCAAATGCAGACGTCAAGATGGGCGCAAAGTCTGCCGCCCCGGTTGGGTCGCCCCCACGGCTTGGCGCGCTTGAAACAATGTCTCGCAGCACGTCTTGCACTGTCTGCGCCACTGCCCCCGTACCCGATGCAATGTGCCCAACAAGGGCTGACCCGGTAGATGCGGCAAGAGCTGCTAGACTAGCTTTTTCTGTGTCTAGCTCATTAATAGCTGCTTGTACATTAGTTGCAGAAATAGTTCCAGCAGGAGTGTTAGTTACATCCTGAGCATCAGGAGTAAGCCCACCCTCTACAAACTGGTCTACTCGATTCAACCATTCAGCAGTAACCAGTGTTTGTCGTGGAATAAAATTAGTTAAAGCCATTAAGGTGTCTCCGCAATTATACAATCAGCAAAATTTAAATTAGGTAATGCAGCGATACCCATCAAACAAAACGATCCATCAAATGTTTGGAGTTGTCCTACAGTTGCACAACCAGCAGTGCCATACTCGGCTCTAGGTTGGATAGAAATAATATCACAGACAAACTTAAAGTTATCTTCTGGTTCATCTCGAATGATGGGAACTGCTTGTCCTGTTTCTCTAACCCGTAAATATTTTTGTGGATGGTCTAATTCATAATCTTTTTGGCAAACAATTAGGTTATCCCAGCGTTTACGAACATCCCCAAACTTAAAACGCACACCACAAACATCACATAATATATTATGACTGCCACTGACCCAATAATTATTCGCCATGTTTTCTCAATTGTTTAATATCAGTTTTAATCTCTTCAAACATGCCACGAAGTTCTTGTTTAAATTCTCGAAAGTCATCTTTGTGTAGATACTTTTCTTTAATCTCTTGCTGACCATGTTGCAAGTCAGTGATATTTTTTTCTGCGGTATCAAGTGTTCGTTTCATAAACCATACCAATCCGCCAAGAGCTAAAGTTAGTAACCATCGTGCAACCTCTAGTTCCGTCATTTCAACAAAGGTTTAAAACCGGATACTATTCGAGAACCAAACAAGAATCCAAAAGCAATGTTTGCAGCTTCCAAGGCTACTGCTTGAATGCCGGGAGTGACCCCAGCAACAAACAGAGAACCGATACCAACAGAGATGACTGCTAGAGCCCCTAGATACCGTGCAGAAGCTCTCAAATCAATCACCCACTGGCTAGGGGTGCCTTCAGGTTTATCAAGCTCTGCAAGAGCCTTTAAACGCTCCACTTCCATTTGGTCTAGTTGGATTTGTTCCGCGATGGTAGTAGCACGCACACCACCCATCCAACGTGCGGCTGCTTGTTTAATCCCTTCAATACCTACTGGAACCAGTGCAGCTAAGATTGTTTCTAAAATCATACGTAAGAAGCTCCAGATAAAAGGGCGGCAAAACGTTCAATGGCGATGCGGTCGGCGGCTGATATAGCAGATGGCGCCCAAAAATAAAGCCAACCTCGACCGTTCATTGGGGCAGACGCAGCTACGTCACCAGATATATTTCCAATACCAACAGTTGTTGTTATTGCGGCGGCTGTAAATGCCGTAACGCTTGTTACCCCTGAAACGCCATTACGCCACGCTTGCACATTATTGTTCTGAGCACTTAAAGTAATAACTTCTGGCTGATTTAATACAGTAGCTCCTAGGTCTACCGTACCAAAACTAGCGCCAGTCAATCCTACAGCTATGATGTTTCCAGCAACTTCCGATCTAATCATTACACCGGATGCACCCATCCTTCTACTTAACAAGTACTGCGTAGTAGATATGGAACTAAAGGCACCTGATGCAATAATAGTTTCAGCTGCAGGTAGCGAGATAGGTTTCGGGCCTGCCAAGACATCATTACTCCCATCAAACCGCATCCCGTAATACCCATTCGCCTGCAATTCCAGAGTAGGTTTATTTGCTGCGGTGGCTTGGAGTGCGGGGTAGCCGAGGAGTTGCCTGACGGAAATATTGTCCATAACAACTGTCTGGCCGATCCCCGAAGAGGCGCTGCCAATGGCGCCTGCTTCTGTGGTGTTGGTTGAAACTGTGTTGAACCGGGTGTAGCTTCCTGGCGCGCTAAAGCTGTTAGCTAATGTGCCACGAGTATAAAAGTCCACGTTGGCGCTGTTGGTGCGAGAAACTAAAGTGGCAGCGGAATAGTAGTTATTCGGCGAGGTGTAGGTGCCGTTGTATATGGCGAAGAAATCCCCGCTGGCTGCGGTAGTCGTAAGAACCAACTGCCCACCTACGATGGCCCCCGTGCAGTTTGAAAAAGTCCAGCCGGTCAGTGGGCCTGAGAAGTCCCCGTTACTAACAAGCTCCGGCCCCAGATTCCCGATGGCTTCTTGGACTGAGACATTGTCAAAATCGCAACTTGCTCCGCTAGACGTGCCGCAGATCAGAATAATTGTGGTGCTTGACCCAGTTGCTTGAAAAAGTGCCGAAAGGGTTCCAGGACCTGTAGCACTTGAAGCCACAGTGCTTGTACCACCAGAACCATTATTTCCACCGTTAATGTTAATGTTCAGATAAGCATTACTGGCGGTAACTCTTGAAAATGTCGCAGATACTCGATAGTATTTTCCAGCAACTGTATTAATAACCTGATAAGCCGCAGGGAAAGCGCTTCCGGCAGAGGATTCAACCCGAATTTGCCCGCCTACTACACTAAGTGTAGAGGCATTAGAGCCAACATCTGGCGTCCAACCGGTAGTTACGCCAGAACTAAAATCGCCATTAACAATTACATTAGCCCCATACTGCTCCCCCGCAACCCTACTCCGATCCAGAATCAATCCAACCGGATCAGTTCCAGTTGCAGAAGTTGTGCCGGTGGAATCTTCATAGACCCATCCGTCTGGGTTAGCACCCACATACCATAAAGCCGCACCATTCCTGCGTGCAGCAGCAGTTGCTTGAGCTTCTAACTCAGCGTATTTACTGTGATAGCCAGATAACCCAAGATTTG